CTGCACTTGGGGACCCGCAAACTGACCGGACCTGGTGGTTACCAGCTCTAGCCTGTTTGCCGTACCCGAGCATTTACGTCGTCCGACGATAAAATCGGATTCAGCCGGGGGGAATACCCCCCGGCAGCCTTTCACACAATTCGATGTGAATGGAACGTAAATAATTGCCATCTCTGACCGCCGGTACATTACCGGAGGATTTAACCTACGTAAGTAGGCACCCACGTCAACGCGAACCGGAGTTGATACCGGATCGGAGACTTCTCAAGATGACCTCGTCCTCTACCTAGTAGAGGCACGTGGTAAAACTTAAGAAGTGCGGCATAACCATCTAGCGAATCCCGTCTTTTCTTCGGGATAAGCGTCAGCCCTCGAGTTTCGAAGGCTTGGAGGTCGCGGTTCCAACGAGTCGGAGCCGCGGCATCTAGACGAGAATGCCATCCTAACGAACCAGACTTTTGCCCGACTAATGGGAGAGCAATTCCTAAACGCTCTTCCACGTCATTGGCTAAGCAGGTGGAGAATTCGTATAGACCACGCATCCAAGCTTGGTTGCTGGTAGCCACGAGTCCTCCAATAACGTTAGGCTCTGTTGACGTCGAGTCTGGGCGGGATCGTAGATAGATCGGGGTTACTTCTTCCCCTTTCCATGCATCGACTCCACAGCTTTCCTTAAAGTTGCCTGAAAGGAAGCTCTTCTTGATGTTGATTTTAAGGCCAACATCCTGAAGCCAGCTCACACACTGATGTACATATCTCGTGTCTACGATAATATCATCACCGTAGACGCGGATAAGACGAGACGCGCGCCTGACGTTCCAGTAAGTTGGGGAAATCCCTTTCTTATCCAGAATAGCTGCAATGCAGACTACCGCAAAGCAGATAGACTGGACTGGAAACGTCAGAGCGTTACCCATGCCGGCAAATTTACTCAGGTCGCCCTCCATAAGTCCGGAGGCAACAACACGAGTAGAGCGACAATCCATCATATGGTCAAAGAATTGACCATGATGTCTGAATACAGATTCTACTAGCTTTACGCTAAGTAGATCAGATGCAGACTTCAAATCGATGGTTGCCCAGTTGTCGTGTAGGGAGCCTTCCAAAGCAAGTTGTTGATTCTTGGTTTGGTCGGTTAAAGCTAGACAATTACTTAAGATCTTGCACTGGTCTATTGCTGACCGGAGCAGAATGTTAAGCCCCTGCTGAATAAATTGATTCAGCATTGGCTCGACAGTAATTGTACGTCGCGATGTCGAATTCTTCGGCACCGTGATTAGTCTAGCTGTGCGTCTCGAAGCCTGTGTTTCGGCCGATACGTTGCCCTGTAAAGTGCTCCATATCGGTGAAAGGGAATCTAGATGAGCGACGTCGTTGATAACGACTCTTTCGGATAAATCCGTCAGAGATACTTCGAAATCAGCGTAGCCATACTCATCTAAATCGAAATCGGCGTTCTTGACCGACTTCGTAAGTTCTCTCCATTTCTGGTTAGAACTAAGTCCCTCGAACACAGCACCGGGACCGTGCTTAAACTGTGCGAGATTCAACCCGTCAGTACTTAACGAGTTGAGCACAATCTTAGACACGCGTGAGATCAGATGATCATACCTATCGGGTATAACAACCCGTTGGGCATCAAGATCTGTCTCAAAAAACGACGCAACAGCCTTCTTGTGAAGAGTTTCCTCATCACTCGAAGGTAATGTCGTTTTCTTAAAGAGGTAAAGCATCTCACGTAGACACTTTATGACGTCAGTTTTGACGTCCTCTTTAAGCTTCCCGGAGAACGGTTCGAATACTTCGCAGAGCATACCTGAGAGAAATCTCGGGATTGCTCCCCCAACGATGGGTTTAAACCCATCGGGGCAGGCGAACTCACCGGTAGAGATGCCCAAAGTTAGTGCATCTCCCAAGGTGGGTAAAGCTATGGTTAGGAATCCATAGCCTTCGTTTTCGAACCTTGACTCGAGCGTAACAAGATCACGCTCGAGGCCGCTCACATCAGGTAATAGTCTGCCAAAGTCTTTCAGCAGACATCTTAAGAGAACTATCGGACTTTTCATCGCATCCTCCATGAGGTAGTCGATTCCGAGTCGATGGCTCCTGATCACCCCCTAACGGGGGTTTCACACTTAATCCGTTAGCAAACGGATTAGCTGGCAATGATGGGTAGGACCACGCTCCAAGGGCCATGGCAGAAATAGCCAAAACCCCAAAGATGATCCCCCAACGAAGCA